CTGTGCTCGCCACACCAGAGAATGAGCCCTTGAGGTTCGGCAGACCGGCCTTAACAGTGCTGCCTGCTGCGTGGGTGCTGGACGCACCCATCAGCCCTCGCTCGGACGCGATCTCTTCCCAGCTGCCGCCGAACAGTGCGGCGGGGCTGGTGGGGTCGGTGCTCTGGTAGATGCTGCCCACGGGAAAAGGATCCACGCTTTTCAGCAGTGCGTCTACCTCGGCACGGGTATAAAAGCTGCCACCCTTCATGGATTCGATCACGGCCTGCCACTGCTGCACCAGCGTGCCGGTGGGGATGCCGGTCACGCCGTCCCGCATGACGCCGCAGACGGTCTCATCCGCGCGGGTGTCGGTGATGTCGGCGGCGGTGACAGCGGTGGAGCCTGCGGGCACCGAAATGGTGCACAGGCCCAGCTCGTACTGATTATGGTTCTGCAGGATATCGGGCGGCTGTGCGGCCACGGCAGGCGTGCCGGTCTTGAGCTTGATCGCCGTGATATTCTCCGAGGTGTCAAACTGCAACACGACGCGATCCACGCGGTTGAGGGTGTTGTCTGCTTCGGGGACGGTCAAGACGTTCTCTTCCCGACTGCACACGGATACGCCTTTAAAGTCGTCGTAATTGATCCATGCAAGGCCGGGCGCAACGGTGATCTGCCGTGTACCGGTGGTTCTGACAGCAAAGTTGGTCTCTTTGGAGTAGACGCCGGATGTGCGGGTGCACAGGTAGGTGGCCACGTCCTCGGCGCTGTAAACCACGCCGTTCAGCGGATATGTGATAATGCTCATTGTTTCCTCCTGATGATCGGGGTGCCGATCTCTGTGCTGACCGAGTTTTCACCTTTTTGGGAGCTCAGAGTCACAGAGGTAATGCGGGCAGCGGCCTGAATGTCCGTTCCGGGCAGGCTGGCCTCCACCACCATACCCACCGTGATGCTGCCGGTGGGGGTGAAGCGGAAGTTTTCCAGCCGGGTATGTTTGGCAAGCTCCTGCTCGCCCTGTGCGCGCAGGGCGGCAAGATAGTCCGCCTGAGACTGGCCGCTTTCCTTCTTTTTGCTGGTAGCATCCACGATCAGCTCCCGCCGGGCAGAGCCGGTGTTCTCCGCTGCACCCACGGTGGCGGTGCCTTCCGCGCCAACGACCACGCACACGTTTTTATAGTCCGTGATGCTCTCGGTATAGGTCAGGTCGGTCAGGTTGCCGTACTGCGGCGCATACCGGGCGTTCGGGTCAAGTTTTGGCCGGAACAGCTCGAACAGCAGTTTCGCTTCCGGCTGATCGAACCGCACCCGGAAGCCGATGTCCAGCTCCTGACACACCTGTTCGGCCAGCTTCAGCAGGCTGCCGGGCTTGACCTCGCCGCTGTAGGTGTCCGTCAGTCCTGCAGCATCGCCCAGTTCAAGGCAGGGCCACGCAGCAGCACTGGATACCAGACTTCGCAACGTTTCCTCTGCGGCAAAATTGCTCAGGGTGTCCGTGTGACCGCGTTCATCCAGAATGCAGGCGGCGTCTTTTGCGGCAATCACCAGCTTGTGGTCGGATTTCTGGGCCGACACGATGCGCATGAGCCGGTCGCTGTCCACCAGCCAAAGATACCGGTCAGGGCGGCACAGCGCCTGCAAAGCGGTCGTGTCGTGCAGCTCCAGCTGTGCACCCTGGGTGTCGCTATAGACGTTGTAGCGTTCCGGCCAGACCAGCGAGACCCAGCTTTCAATGCGGCCCAGCAGATTGAGTCGGATATCATAGACGCAGATGCTCTTGTGCCCGGATGCTGTCAGTGCAGAAATGATCTCAGCCATTGGAACCCTCCGTGATGATGGTGGAATACGCTGCGTGCATGGTCAGCGTCAGGAAAAGCCAGCCGTCACCGGATTTTGCGGTGCGCTGCCATGCCTGCGCACCGTGATACACCGTCCAAAGGGTACTGCTTCCGTCAAGGATGGAGAGCACGTCGTAGGCTTTGCCGTCAATGAGCTGCCGGACCCGCAGCAGGTCGTTTTCGCGGTAGACCTGCAGCTCATCGCCGTCCTGCAGGGTCGTAACAAAGCGCAGGTACTCGCCCGTTTCCGGGTTAAGGACGCCGGGGTTGACCACGGGCCCTCTGGCCGACAGTGAAAGCCGAAAGTTCTGGGTATCCAGACCGCTGTTGACGATGCGGATATAATCGGCCTGCTCCCGGATGCCGAACTGGTGCGCGTCGTAGCACACCGGCAGTCGGAACACAGGTGTCACCTTGATGGTCGCGGCCAGTGTTTCCTCTACGCTGTGCCAATAGGGGTTGGGGCAGTACAGCTGAAAGCTGAAGGTGGGCCAGAGCAGCGCCGCGCTGATGGCCGGACAGCGCTGCACCTCGGCGTCACACCAGTATTTCCCGGCCACGGTGAAACGCCCGGTCACGCCCGGCGCAAACACGTCCCGCAGCTGACGCTTGCAGTAATCGGCATTGCGCAGGATACGCCCGGTGATGGTGCGGGTGACGCCGGAAATGCTGCGGCTCTCCACAGGAGCACCCACCTGCTGATAACCCTGACTGGTTTCCAGATCCACGGGCAGGTCGCCCAGCGGGTCACAGCTCCACAGCACGTTGGCCTTGTAGCCAAAGGCAAAGCTCTGTCCGGTGCTGGAGGTAAAAACAGCGTCAAACACCCTGCAGCACCGCCCTTTCCTGCTCATACTGTGCTTCGCGCATCAGGTCCGCCGCTGTCTGCGCCTTGCTGTAGATGTACTGGTTCACTTCGATATTGGGCCGCTGGGTGCGCTGGGGCAGCGGAGCTTTCTTCTCGTAGTCCCACAGGCTGCTGGAAGCCTCGGTGACGGTGCTGCCTGCGGCGCTGCTGGAAGAGCTGCCCGTGCCGGGTGTGCTCTTTTTCTTGAAGGCACCGCCGAGCGATGCAACAATGGCCGCGATCGCAGCCACCAGCGCAACGCCCGCTGCGATCATCAGCAGGCCCTTCGGGGTCCCGAATCCGGTCGGCAGCAGCGCCATGCCGATGGATTGCAGCATTGCCACGACCGCGCCGCCGATGGCACCGATCAGGCCGCCCAGCGAAGCCAGGATCTCCGGGAATGCAGAGATCAGACCGCCCTGCAGGCCCTTGCTGATGGCGAGCGCTGCCGCACTCAACGGGCCCTGCAGACCGCCGAAAATGTCCAGCAGTGTGCTGCCCAGGCCGGAAAACTGGCTGACCACATCTCCAAAGCCGCCGGTCAGGCCGTCGAAGATCTGGGTGCCGAGGTCCCACGCGCCATTGGCCAGCTGGCTGATGCCCTCGCCCAGAAAACCGTTGACCTGCTGGATCAGATTCTTGCCGAAGTCGTCGATCAGCAGCTTGGTCTCCGGTGCAAGACCGTTGTACAGGGTGGAAATGACCCACTGCCCGACGCTGAGCCAGTCCTGACTCTTCACGGCTTTGTACAACGTGCCGAAGGTGCCCAGCACGCCCTTGTCGGCCTCGCCCTGCCAGCCCTTTACAAGGCCAGAAAAACTGTCGGCACTGGCCTTCTTGATGGTCTCGGCCACCTGTTCGGTGCCGTCGGCGGCAATGTTCTTGACCCGCTCGACCACCACAAGGGCACCGTCCACCACCTTATTGAAGGTCTCGGTGATCACCTTTTTGGTGGTCTCGGTGCCGTCGGTCAGTGTTTCCTTGATGGTTTTGGTGCTGGTAGCAATGCCATTTACCACTGTGTCAAAGGTCGATGTGACCGAATTGGCCATCTCCCGCACCGTCTCCATGGTCTGCTTGACGGTCTTTTTGCCATCGGCAGCAATGCTGGTGACGGTCTTGATATCCTTCAGCACACCGTTCACCAGCTGACGGCTGGTCTCGGTGACGGTCTGGGTCTGCTGCTTCTTTCCGTTGGAAAGCTCCTCGTTTACGGTCTGGGTGGTGCGGGTCACTTTGCCCAGCACCTCGGTCACCGTGTCAGAGTAAGAGTTGACCACCGATGCGGCGGCCTTTGCGGCTGTGCCCGCTGCTTTCCCTGCGGCGGCTGCCGCATTGCCGGACTTGGTATAGGCCGGGATAGCGATATCCGCCACGGTCCGGGCGCTGTCGGCAAGGCTGGTGTTGGCAGAGGTCCAGTCGGCCAGCTCGTCACGGCTTGCAACATCGGCGATGGTAAAACCGGCAGTGGCTGCAGTAGCGATACCCGCCACTTTGCCCTTGCCGGTCAGGCCGTTGATGAAGCTTTGGATCAGATTCTTGCCCCACTGCACCGCCTGCGAGGGCAGGCTCTTGATCCATGCCAGGGCGCTGGAAAAACCGCCCTTGAATGCGGTCAGCATGGAAGAGCCCATGCTCTTGACGCCGTTGGCCACGCCGGTGAGGATGTTCTTGCCGATGTTCAGCCAATTCACTGCAGAAATGACCGAAAGCACCGCCTGCAGGATCTTCTTCCAGTTGGCCAGTAGGTCGGGCACAGCCTTTACGATACCCACGCCCAGCTGCACCACCAGTGAGACGCCCTCTGCAAGGAGCTTCGGCATATTGTCGTTGATGATGCCGCAGATATTGATGATGATATCCGGCACATAGGCGATGAGGTCTGGAAGGCCCGCGATCAGGCCGTTGGCCAGCTGGGTGATCATGTCCAGACCGGCGTTCACGAACTCCCCGGCATTTTCCCGCAGGTTTTCTGTAAAGGAAAGCAGCTGCGGCAGAGCATTCGCCAGAAAATCCGGGATGCCTTGCGTGAAGCCCTGCGCCAGAGAGCCGAGAAGCTCGGTGCCGGTCTGCACCACTTCGGGCACAAGGCCGTAAATGACCTGCGGGATGCCCTGCAGCACATTGCCGATCATGGGCAGCAGGTTGCCCACGAGGTAGGTCTGCGCCGTATCGGTCAGCGCCTGCAGGGGTGCCGTCAGGTCTGCGCCGGTGCTCCAATTGCCCAACACGTTCTGCGCCGCTGCCTTCATGGCCGCAAAGCTGCCGGTCAGGGTCGTTGCGGCTTCTCTCGCCGTGGTGCCGGTGATGTCCATTTCCTGCTGGATCACATGAATAGCACTGTACATATCGGCCAGATTGCCCAGATCGTAGTGCACGCCGGAAAATTTTTCGGCATCATTCAGCAGACGCTGCATTTCAGCCTGCGTACCACCATAGCCCAGCTTGAGGTTGTCCAGCATGGTATAGTTCTGCTTGGCAAATCCCTGATAGGCATTCTGGATATCCTGCATATCCGTGCCCATCTTGTTGGCGTTGTCGGCCATATCCACCATGGCCATATTGGCAAGCTGGGCGGCGGCATTGGTATCCTTGCTCACGCTGGAAAGCAGGCTTGCCGCAAAGCTGGTGGTCTGCTCCATGTAGTCGTTGGCGGAAAGACCCACGGTCTGGTACGCCTGTGCGGCATACTGCTTGACGGTATCGGCACTGTCCTTGAACAGCGTTTCAATGCCGCCGATGCTCTGCTGCAGGGCACCGCCCATATCAAGAGAGTCCTTGATGATCTTACCGATGCCAGCGGCGGCAAGCACTTTTTTGATAGTGCCGACCAGCTGGGCACCAATGCTCTGGCCGACCTTTGCGCCTAAGCCGTCCGTTTCTTCGTCAAAAACGTCAGTCAGTGCAGCCCGGATGCCATCTGCCGACGGCACGATCTGCACATAGGCTTTCGCCATCTCAATTTTGTCCGGCATCTCCATCAACCTCCTTTCAGCGCAGCAATGGCCGCTTCAAATTCTTCCGGGCTGGCAAAGCTCTGCACATCCTCCGTGTCGCTGCCGGAGCCTGTGCCGGTCAGAGCTTCCAGAATGGACTTGGGCGGCCTGCCGGGCTTGCCCAGCAGCCACCACTCGATGCGGTTCAGCGTGTCGGCAGCAGATGCCTGCAGCTGATCTTCTATAGGCACCCGCTGCCCGGCCAGCCGCAGCATACTGCGGCTGCTCTCCGGCAGACCTGCAGCAAGGGTGGCCGCCAGACGCGGCGGCAGGCTGCGCCAGTCCAGAACGTGGTAATACTGCGCAAAATCGCAGATCAGCGCGTCCTCGTCCGATGCGATCAGTTCGGAGAGGATGCAGAGTTTTTTCCTGCGGAAAAGCTGCGGATCAGTTCACCGATCGCTGCACCAAAGGCAGCCACCGGCACGCGGCCCTTGGCGTCACGCAGGTGGTCGTAGAGCTTTTTCTTGCCTTCCTTGCCAAGCAGGCGGTCCGCCACATAGAACAGCTTGGTACCGTCCGTGTCCATCTCCACAATGGCCTCCACCAGCTCCACGTCGTTCATGGCTTCATCGTCCAGCTCGATCTCAAAACCGGATTCCGTTTTTGCAATCATGCCTTTACCTCCTTATGGTCTGCGGTGCTCTCGGCGGCAGACTGGGTGGCGGCAGTGCCGCCCAGAATGTACTCGTAGTGGGTGTTGCCCTTGGTGTCCGGCACCGCGGTGATGGTGGTGTTATAGCCCACCGCACCGTTGGAATAGACGATATCGCCCACGGCAGACACTGCCGCATCCGGGATCACGATGCGCTTGAGCACGTTGTTCTTCATCACCATGTCCACGATCCAGCTGCAGTCCTGCTGTTCGTCGCTGTTGGCCTTGACCGTGATGCCGGTCTCCAGCGTGCCGGCAACGTTCTTATCGCCGTAGACGGACTTGAGCACCGCCGGGTTCAGGGCTTCCAGCAGGGTGTAGGCGAAGGTGTCCGGCTTTTCGGTCTGCTGGGTCAGCACGGTATCACCGCCCCATGCCGTGGTGTTCTCGCTGCTGGGAGAGTTCGAGTTGGTCAGGCCGTCACTGGAAATGTAGCCCAGCGATTCAAAAGCTTCGTTCAGTGCGGACTTTGCATCCGTGGGCAGCGGGGTGCCCAGAGGTGCGCGCCAGACGGCACCGCCCACCTTGGGCTTTGCGGCGCTTACATTTTTTGCATCCATAGAGATACTTCCTTTCGTCAGTAATGTGTAATAGAAAAAACGGCCTGATATCTGGGCCGTTTGCGGGTGGTATCCGGGAAATTGTACTCAGTGACAAGGTCGCAGGAGACGATTTCCGGCAGAGTGTCGGCGTCCAGCATGGCCTGCACCACAAAATGGCTCAGCTGGGCGGCAGAAAAGTCGCTGCTGCCGTAGGACTGCACCGCCAGCGTGGCCGTGTAAATGCCTTCGTCCGGGCTGTCACCGGTCTTTTCGAGGATACAAAAATTGCCGGAGGGCTTCTCCGGCATGGACATGTAGCAGGAAAAGGCATTTTCCCGCAGGTAGTTCAAGATGACTTCTTCGATCATTTCTTTCTCTGGTAACTCCTCACTGTGATGACACGCCCATTTTTCAGGCGGCGCTTGTGCTCGTGCACGGTTGCGCCGCTGCGGCTGCCGGAAACGGCTTTCAACAGGGTGTTGTTGGCCGAGTTGTCGTCATAGGCCTTGCGGGAAGCGGTCTCCACCACAGCCACCGCGCGGGTGGGGGCCACATAGGATTCGTAGCCATCGCCGCAGCGGTCCTTCACGGTGTCGGCACGATCTTTCAGCACCGCCTGCATTTCAGGGGAGCGCAGCAGCGCCCGGATGCCGGGACTGTTCAGCTCGATGCGGACCTTACCCATAGCGCTCCACCTTCACCTTTTTGTTCCAGTCCAGCGGCACAAGTTCTTCGATGTACTGCTGTACACCGCCATAGGTGTGCCATTTCTGGCCGAAGAACTCCACCGTAACGTCGTCCCAGCTGTGCGCATCCCCCTTCGGGATGCACAACTCGTAGGCCAGATGGTGACCGTTCAGCTGCACTTCGTCCGCTATGGCAGCAGCATCTGCCGGTGTTACCAGCACATTTTCCACCGTGACCGGCATTTCGGTGTAAACCGGATCGTGAAAAGCGTCTTCATCGGTCTGGGTCTTTTCGTAAAGCGTAACGGGGATGCCCTTAATCCACGGCATAAGGCTCGATCACTCCCATCTGCTGGCGGCGCAGGCCCAGCCGGGCCAGTTCCGATTTTTTGATGAACAGACCGCCGCCGGGCACCAGAAAGGAACCTGAAGCGGAGTAGCCGCCTGCAGCTTGGGTGAACTGGGTCAGGGGCTCCTGGTTCGTGCTGGTCATAAGGGTGCGGGCCACCACATCCACTGTGACGCTCTTGGCCACCATGGCAAGATCCGGGTCAGCCGCCACCAGCGCGGGCAGGTCTTTGCCCACCTTTTGGGCTTCCATGTTCAGGCTGGCCGAGACCACCTCCAACAAGGAGGAAGCCCTGACCTGCTCGGCAGAGGTCATGGGCCGCCACAGCGTGGTCATATCCTCAAGTGCTGCGTAGGTCATTTTCCGGCCACCGTTTTCTTTTTGGGCACGGCAGCGGGCTTTTCGGTTTTAACGGGTTCGGGCCTCTTGGCCGGTTCCCAGTCCCCGCCGGAAACGGCGCATTCCGTCTCGATCACTGCGCCGGTGCGTTTGTTGCGGTACAACATGGAAATGCCCTCCTTACTCTGCGGCCTTGATGTGGGCAAAGGCGGTGGGGTCCAGGATGCCCCAGCCGATGTATGCTTCGCCGCGCAGGTACACCTGATTGTGGCCCTTCAGATCGCCCAGCTCGGTGTCGTTGTCCGGGTTGCCGTACTGGATCACTTCAATGGGGATCTCCTTTGCATAGCCCCACTTGAAGCAGTTCTCAAAGTCACCCACCAGAGCGCGGTCCAGACTGGAACCAGCGGACAGGTTGGAAGTGGATTCGACATGCAGGCCGTTCACCTCGCCGGGCTTTGCACCCCACGCCAGCTGCGGATACAGCTTTGCGCCGTCGGTGGTAGTCTGTGCAGCCAGTGCGCTCTTGAAACTGGGAGACAGCACCATGCCGGTCACGTCGCGCTCTGCGCCCTGCACCAGAGCAATGGCGGCTTCCACGTTGGCGTCGGGCTTATCGCCGGTGACAATGGTCACAGCCTGCGTGACCTTGCTGTCAAAGTGGTTGGTGCCGATCACGCCGGACGCCGTGCCGGTGCGCGGGTTGATGCCGTGGAAGGCCATCAGGTCCAGACCCTTGGCCACCTTCTTTGCAAAGCCGTCCGCAAAGGCACTGAGCACGTCCATCTGGGCATCCTCGGATGCATACAGGAACTCGTCGGACACGCGGGCGCCGTATTCGATCTTCAGAGGCACGATGGTGATCGGCTCCACGGTCAGGCCGCCCGTGCCCTTGGCACCGTTTTCGGCCACGATGTCCACCTCTTTGTCCAGAGTGAAGGTAAACTCTTTCTGGCCGTTGAAAGGAATAGGCGTTGCGCCGCACAGCTTTGCCAGTGCGGATGCGCCAGTGGTTTTCTGGATGAAGCCGGGGATCAGCTCTTCCGGGAACAGGGATCCTTTGCTCAAAATATTTGCCATGATGTTTTCTCCTTTAGTCGTTGTTCATCAGCTGGTTGGTAAAGGTGCGCAGGGCGTCGCGCCTGCTGCCGCCGCTGGGGTCAGGGTCGCCGCGCAGAGGTGCGGGCGGGTTCTTGGGCTGGATCAGTTTCAGCAGGGCCTGCGCGTCCTTGCGGATGTCGGCCTCGTTGGAGCCGGTCAGGCGCTGGGCCAGATCGAACGGGATGCCCACTTCATGGGCGATGCGGGTCTTGAGGGCCTCCGTCTCGTAAGTCTGGATGCGGCTGTTCAGTTCCACGATCTGCCCGGCATATTTCTCGTTCTGGGCCTTGATCTCGTTGTAGTCGGCATAGGGTGCAAGCCGCTGTTCAACGGCTGCGTCAAATGCTTCCTGCGTGGTAATAGGTTCAAATGCTTCTGCCATAGAAAAACTCCTTTCGTTCTGGCAAACAAAAAACAGGCCCGTGTGGCCTGTTAATAGCTGGTGCGCTGGCGACGCTTTGCCTTGCCCTCGGCGCATTGCCAGTGGGCCAGGATCACGCTGTCCAGCAGTTCAATATGTCCGCCCTCGGTCAGTGAGCGGTAGCCAAAGCCGCCGTTGGAGCCGATAGCCCGCTTTTCACAGTTGGATGCTGCCTGCGTAAGGCCGGGCTGCCCGGCATGGCACAGGGATCTTGCAAACACTGCCTGCTCAAAAGCGGCATTGGCGGTGATGATCTGCTTGACCGTGGGCAGCACCGGTGCTTTGATACGGGCAGCCTTCATGGCGTCGGCCAGCAGCTGCTGCCCGCTGGCACCGTCCACCGCCACAGCGGCAAGGTCGGCTTTGGACAGAAAATCAAGGAGCCATCCGCTGCCTGTCCGGGTAGGGCGGCAGTCGATGGCTTCCACGAATATCTTGTTTTCTTTGGTCCGGCAGGCAACGGCCAGCGCACAGCTGGTGCCGTCGGTGCTGAACTTGATGCCGGCATAAAGCCTGCCGGTGAGCTTTGGCAGAGCGTCCACCTTCAGCTCGTCCCATTCGGTGCGGCTGATGGCGGATTTGAGGTTGTAGCGCAGCCACAGGCCCAGACGCTGGATGTTGAAGTCAATGGGATCGTCGCCGATCTCATCCGCAACGCTGCGCTCGGTAAAAATGGTGCCGAGACTTGGGTTCGTGCGGTACCATGCTTCCACGTCATGCGGGTCGGTCTGCTGTTCCACGCTCCACTCAGCCCAGCCGGTGTTCTGGGTATCACCCCGCAGCGCAGCGTTGCGCATTTTGAGGAATACCGTGCCGGAAGAGACCGGCGTAGGCGGCGTGCCGCAAAACAATGTCTGCGGGTTCTCGCTGTCTGTGACCACGTATTTCAGGGCACTGGCCTGATCGTCAGTGTATTCCTGCGCTTCGTCGATCACCAGCAGATCGAAACCTTCACCCAAACCGCCCTTGGAAGAGCGGGTGCGGAACTCGATGCGGCCCGCGCTATCTTCCAGCTGGATGTGCTCACGGCCCACCGCCTGAATGGATTTGTACGGGATCTTTGCTTTATCCAGCAGATGGCACAGGCGCTCCCATGCTGCGCGCGAGGTGGTGGTGCGGTGCGCGGTGTGCAGGATGCTTTCGCCCTGCTTCAGGCCGTACAGCTCCCGGATGGCGGCGATTTCGTTCTTGCCGTTGCGGCGGGGCACTGCGTAGCCGAATTTGGTGTGCACCCAAAGATCATTCTCGTTGCGGGCAAGGATATCGTAGAGCAAAAGCTCCTGCCACTGCTGGGCCGTGCGCCCGGTGGTGTTGTACAGGTCAATTGCTTCTTGTCCGCACGTTTCGGTGTAGGGCAGCACGACAGCGGCGGTAGGCGTCTGGCGGCCCAGCCTGACATCAGCTGCCTGTTTTCGCGTCCGCGGCATGGTGGGCTGGGTTCCTCCTTCTAAGATGTTGACGACAAATCGAAAATATGATATAAAATAAATAGAGGTGCGCCTCCGCTATATGGTGGGGGCTCGACACCTCTATTTTTTTGCAATAAAACGCTGGACCATGAGCAATTCATCTTTGCAGATAACAAGAATATCTACGTCTTGAGTTGCACTGGCGGTCAGCCTTTTTCGGAGAACATCTTTCAGCAAATCAGCAGAAATTATATTTTGCCCATAGTTCAAAATAATGCCGCCGGGATTTTCTTGAATCTGCTTCAGACCATGCCGAACAGCGCTGTTCGCAGATTTTTCCGTGGAAGCTGTTTTTAAGTCCCACATCTTCCCATTCCAAATATAGTCCGGTGTCATGGCCTTATAGTTGTTTACTTCGTTCAACAGTACAATGTTGCCGCCCAGATGGTCGTGCAGCCATTGTGCTGTTTTCACTTCATCTGCATGGCGCACCATGTCATAGCCTGTATCATATGTGATAGAACCAACACCCGGTGAAGCCGTCCGCAAATATTCCGGGAGAACGCTCTGCATAGGAATATCGCCGGGAATATGGACTTTGTTAGGGAGTGGTGTTTCTGCAAGCTCCTTACGGGACTGAAGGACTTCCGGCTCCTCTGTCCACGTTTTATTCCACACGTTCTGCCGTCGGCCCTCGCCGGGGTCATATTCCACCCGGCAGCGGCAGCGCTCGTGGCGGCGGTAAACATCTTTCGGAACATGGGGGTAGTCGTATGTCCCGGCCAGAGCGCTACACCACTTACAGCAGCCGCTTTCGGCAATGCGGACGACGCGCGGCCTCAGACCGGCCCTGCCCTGAAAATCCACATTTGCCTTCAGGACATCGTCCACGGCCATGCGGGAAAAGGTGCGCACCGGCTCAGCCAGTGCCCATGCCGCATCCTCAAACCGTTCCGCTTCTGCCAGCTTGTTGAGCAGGCCGTTCACGCGGTCGGCATCCAGCACGGCACGCTGCGGCGCAATGCCGATCCGGGCCTGCCGGTTCAAAGCCTGCTGCGCAGCCGCAGCAGCGTCTGCGATCCTGGCATAGTCCTCCTCCAGCAGCGGGCGCACCACCCGATCGGCAATGTTCCAGTACAGCCTTCCGTCCGGCAGAATGTCAGCAGTCAGGTTGCGGCGGAAAGCGTCAGCCAGTGCGGAACCTACCAGCTCGGCATAGGCTGCGGCGGCAGTGTAGGTGTCAGCTTCCTGCTGCGCGTCGCCCAGCAAGGCCAGAAAGTCAGCTCGGATGCGTTCCAGCAGTTCCGGGGCAATGTCTTTTTCGTCCATGGGCACCTCAGTTCTCGGTGCGGATGCCGGTCAGATCCCGCAGATTTTCTTTGCCGAAGTAGCCGGGGATCACGGCGTTTATCTTGCCCACGGCATCACCGATGCCGGACAGCGTGGCGGCGTCCGGTTCAAACACCGGCTCCCACACAGGGCGGGTCAGGTAAAGCTGCTGGCGCTGGTAGGCAAAATCGTCCCGCACGCAGGCCGCAAGATACCCGACATTCAGGAAGCCGCTGCCGAAGGTGCGCTGCGCCTTGCGGGCTGCCAGACGCAGGGCCTCGTGGCTGGACTTGATGGCCTCGGCGCTGCTGGGATTGTCGGTAACAAAACCCAGATCATCCAGCGTCAGGCCGGTCTCGCCTGCAAACAGCGCTGCAAAGGTGCGCAGCTGTTCGGTATACGGGCTCATGCTCTGCTGGGTGAACTGGCCCACAACGGGCTTGTCGCCATCCTCGTCTTTGGTGATCTCCAAAAGGCTGGAAATGGTAGCCTTCCATTTGTCCAGCTGTTCGGCTTCATTGGATGTGCCCAGCACATACTTTTGCGGGAAGGAGTAAAACTCGGCGCTGATCTCGCTGCGCTTGAGGGTGCGCAGCGCGCCCTGCTGCAGGCCCATACAGGCGCGGGAAATACGACTGTGCCCAAACGGACGCTTTGCATCCGGGCGGTATACGATGGGCACCAGCAGCGGGGCAGGTGCGGAGTTCGTCACCCGATACGGTTTCTGGCCCTTGGGGTAGTACCATGTACTGCCCGCAGTGAAGTAGGCCTCCAGCGTGGGCCGATCGCTGTCGGGGTCGCGCGCCAGAACTGCATAGCCCTCCCTCAGCAGGCCTGTCACTTCATCCATCACGCCGGTGGCGTTGCCGCCGTCAATGACCTGCAGGCGCGGAAAACCATTTTCGGCCTGACTGATATACACAAAGCAGCAGCTGGAAATGAGGGCCGACAGCACTGCGCTGTCAAACAGCACATCCGCATTGTTCATGCAATAAATGGTGTTCAGGTCAAAATTATCGTCCCGGAACTCCCGCCAGAGCAAGCGGTCCGCCAGCGAATCCACGGCCTTGCCGCACCAGCCCAGCACCTCTGTGAAGGTGCGGAACTCTGGCGGTGTCACCATGCCGAAGTCCTTCACGGCGTTCTTCATTTCATAATATTTGTAGCGAGTCTGCACCCGCGCCCGCTTTTGCAGCAGGCGGCGGCGCAGGTATGCCATGCCTTTCAGGTCGCTCATAGGGCGGTGCTTTCTCCTTTCGCGAGAAAATATTCACAGTACGGTACGGGAAGGTCAGAGACCCCCCTGGGAGGGGGATATCCCCCCTGTTGTGGTGAGGAAGGTTTGATATCTGCTGCCTTGCTCAATGGCCGCGGTAGGCTGTCCAGTCGGTGCTCAGCGGCAGAGCCAGCGGCGCGTCTGCATCCGCTTCGGCCTGCTTTTCTACCGGCGAAAACAACTTGTCGCTCTTCTGCCGGTTGCACCAGAAATGCGCCAGCTGAAGGTTGGCAAGGTCGCTGGGATGCCCGCCCTTGGCCACGGGAATGATGTGGTCGATGCACGGCGAAAGCGGATGCGGAAACTTGCAGCTGAAATCCACAGGTTTGCCGCAGATGCCGCACACGGTTTGTGTAGCATAGATCTTCTTTTTGTTGCGCTCAAAGGCCAGACGGTGCGTGCCGTCACGGTCTGGGCGCGTAACAGTCTTTGGCATATGCGGCTCCTTGGTCACGGCCTGCTGTGCACCATCGGGAAGGAGCCTTTGCAGGCAGGGGGACTTCTTCGGGGAGGGAGTGTTTTCAAAGCCCATGGGTGCTTTGCAGGCCCGGGGGTATCAAAAAAGCCGCCCGGCAGATCCGAACGGCAGGAGATTCGCGGTCAGTGCGCAGCTGCCCGCAGCGGCAGCTTGCTGGGCAGGATGGAATGGAACCCGCTTGGCTGTATGCTGCCACGCACTGAGGATGATGCTGCAATGACCTATATTTATCCAATGACCCCGCCGGGATGCAGACCCTGACAGTGCCGCGGATAACAAAATAAGAATTGCCCGGCTGGTACATTCAGGCTGTTGGTCGGTAAGGTGTTCCCCTGTCGCAGCCGGGCAATACAAAAGCCGCAGGTGGCCGGTGTGCTCCGGTTCCTTACGGCTTTTGCAGTTTAATATTATCAGCTGGTTAAGGTGCATTCAAGTCCTGATTAGTCCTGATTAGTCCAGATTAGTCCAGATTGGTCCATTTTAGTCCTGATCAGTCATGGCCTCTCACTTGCAGGCTCTCGATTGCCTGCCGGTGGTGGGCTAACACGGCACTCCTCGACAAGTTTGTCCCCTGCATTATTTCGCTCCAGCTCTGGAATTCAATGTATTTGCGGAATAGGATATCACGATCACACAGGTCGGCCAGCGTGTTCAGTGCTGCCATGATTTCCTCATAGGTCTCGTCACAGATAGCAGCCTGAGCAGTTACGCGTTCTTCTGCCTCTTGGATGCGTTCAACCGCCCTCGGCAGGGCTTGACCGTCACCGGCCCCGCCGGGGATAGGAGAAATATTCTGAGTTGTGCGCCCGGCATCTGTCTTTGCTGTTTTCAACTGCTGCAGACGAAAGCCGAACAGCTGCCGGGCTACCTTGTAACGTTGTAGCCATTCCTTTTTTTCTTCATAGGTCATCGGACTGCATCCTCCTTTATCCTCTATTCAGTTCCCCACTGCTCTGCCATAGCACCGGTTAGGGCAGTTTAGGCATGGGCATCCAGACCGGAAATTCCTCTGGAAAGTCAGCCACAATGTGCCATTCCCATGCGGTTACAAATCCAATTCCCGTCTGTACAGTCAGAACTGTTGCTGACCGGGGATCTGCGTCTTCCGCTTTGGGAGGCTCTTCTGCCGTTTTACGCCACCGCAATTGCAGGCTGTCCGGGTCAATGGACGGGCAACTTTCAATAACCTTCTTCACGGCTTTGAAAAGCTCCTGCTTTTTTGTAAACCATGTTGATCTGGCGGGTTCCTTCTGCGGCGGCCATAGCGAGGTTCCAATCGTTATAGCACTTGTCTGCATGATTCATGGCAGTATTAGCATCAATCAATCTTACTTCATCCATGGCCCAGTCACCCCATAGGAATATATCTGTTTTCGCACTGGACGTTGTTGCAAAAGCGCTCGGTGCCAATGACTTTTAGCGGTCTGCCGCACAGCGGGCAAAACTTGGGCACCCCTCGTGTCTGGTACGGGTTCCCCGCCGCCTTTGTAGTACCCTCATGCAGCAGGTGAGCTATACACGCAATAGAACCGGGCTCCACTACCGCCATGCAGTTATGGCGCGCCTCACAAGAATTACAATCCATTTTCGTTTATCTCCTGTTTACCACCCCGCCGGGCCATCCTCATGGTCTGCGGGTATAAAATCATTCTCGTTGTAATTTTCGGACGGATCAGGCGCGGGCTGCCACTCATGATACTGAGGCTGCCACCACATGGGCACCCGGCCTGTTTCGCCCTCTCGGTTTTTGCTCACCCGCAGGCTGACCTCAAAATAATCATTCGGCCCCTGCAGGCGGCGCTCTCCTGTAACCTCGCTCTCAATGAACACAACGGCATCCGCGTCCTGCTCAATGGTGCCAGAGCCGCGCAGATCTCCCAGCGCTGCCTTTTTGGTTCCACCGTTCCGGTCGGTGCTGCGGTTCAGCTGCACCAGCTCCACGATGGTGATGCCGGTTTCCATGGCCAGCTCTTTCAGCTGACGGGTCACATCCGCCAGTCGCTCATACTCCTTGCGGCCCGGCTGAGTGTCCGCAATCAGGCCGATATGGTCGATAAAGACGATCCGGGGCCGGTACTTCATGACGCGGGCGCGGATATCGTCCACGGTCATGCGGGTGCCGTCATCGTAGATCATACCGGTGTGGCCCTTGATAAGGGCAAAAGCGTTGTTCAGGCTCTCCCGCTCCTCCTCGGTGATCTTGCGGTCTCTCAGGCGGGTGCTGTTTATGCGGGTCAGCTTGGACATGGTTCTCATCATCAGCTTGCGCCGATCCTCTTCCATGGTCAGGTAGTAGGTCTGGACGCAGTTGCTCAGGCGTAGTGCCAGAGCCAGAGCGAGGTCTGTTTTGCCGTGGCCGGGACGGCCTGCCAGCACAGTGACCATCTTTTCCCCGAACAAGCCCAGTTCGTCCAGTTCGCGCCATGCCATTTTGACGCTGGTGTCCGGCTTTTGCAGCCATTGCATGGTTTCATCCCAGACCTCAGAAAAATCTTTGACGTTTGCATCCACGCTCTCCCGGCGCAGATGATCCTGCACTTTCAGGGCTTCGCTCATGTCCCGGCAGATGCTGTCCGCGTCCGCTGCGCTCAGGGTCACGCTGGTGGCCAGTTCCACCAACAGGCGCTTGCGGTAGTCCTCCATCACAAGTGCCTCATAGTCCTGCACATGGCTGATGGTGGGCACGGTTTCCGCTGCGGTTACGATCAGGGGCCGGAAATCACCGCCCAGCATCCGCTCCAGTATCACAGCATCCACGTTGTGGCCGCTGTCCAGCTGCAGCTTGATAGCTCCAAACAGCTGCCTGTATGGGCCATCCTCAAACATGGCCGGTGTCAGGCGCTCCACGGTGGCCTTGCAAGCCGCCGGGTCAAGGATTGCCGCGCCGATCACAGCCAGCTGATGCTGCTGTGCCGTGGTGATCTTGCTGGTGCTCATGCGCTCACACCTCCCAGCAGATCCGCAAGGGTCATTTCCTTGGTAATTTTGCGGGGCCTATCCGGCGCAGGCTGCGCATTATGTACTGTCGGGGCCTTGTCCACAAAATCCTTGACGGCAAAAACACCCGTCCAGCCGTTTTCGATGCTCTGATTCAGCATGGCAATGGCGTACCCGGTGCGATCCTGAACGCCCGACTCTTCAACCAGACGCTTGATGGACTTGCAGATCTTCTTTGCCACCAGAGGCGTCCACAGCTTTTTCTTGTCCTTCTTGGCCAGCTCACGCCGGTGCTGGTCAAAATCCATCAAAGCGTCATACAGCCCGCCGGGGCCGCCGCGGGAAAACTCGTCAAAGACCTCGGCCACGGTCAGGCCGTCCGGCTCCTCTCGCGCCCCTGCGCGGGGTTTATTATTATTAGCTTTCTCTTTTTCTTTCTTGGGTGCACTTTCTGCACCGGTAGAGGTGCACTTTTTGCACCTATCCGGGTGCACATTGTTCACCGGTGCATTTTCTGCACTAGTGCACTTTTTGCACCCATCAGACGCAGACGAACACTCTGCCGGGCGAAGCGCTGCATACCGGTTTGTGGGTCTGCCGTTTACTGTCTCAGACCACTTGCGGATCAGGCCGTCCTTTTCCAGCTCGCCCAGAAGGTTCAGCACGGCGCGCTTGCTCAGCTTGAAGTAGTCCACGATGTAGCTGACAGAGCCATAGAAACAAGACTGATCGTCTTGGGAGAAGCCCCAGATCAGGGCATAGATCAGGAGCTTGTTGCCGTTGAGGTTGTAGTCCGTTACCATCCACGGCTGAACAACAACATATCCGTCTTTTCTCATCCTGTTTGCCTTTCTCCATTAAAACGGCAGGTCATCGCTGTCGTCAATCACTGCAAAATCGTCGCTCTCGGAATGCTCCGGCGCGGGCTCACTGGGCCGATATCCCGCCGGAGGCGCTTCGCCGCCCTCGTCCACCTGCTTGTTGGTGCCCTTGGAGCCGCCAAAATTGATGTTTTCGGCCACCACGGCAAAGGCGGTGCGGTTGTTGCCGTTCTTGTCCTGATAGTTGCGGGTCTGGATGCGGCCATTTATGGCGATCAGACTGCCCTTGGAAAAATACTTGCACACAAAGTCAGCCTGCGCACGCCATGCCACGATATCTACAAAATCAGCCTGCCGCTGCTCACCCTGTCGGGCAAAGTTACGATCGCAGGCAATGCGGAACTGGCAGACGTTCACGCCCGCCGGGGTGGTGCGGAGTTCAGGGTCAGCCACGAGGCGGCCCATGATAGCTACAACGTTAAGCATTGAGATAGTCCTTTCCAACAGAGGCCATCCACGCAGCGTGTGCGCCAGGGCCGTTCTGTTCCTCATATTTCGCTTGCGCAACGGCCTTTAAGGTCTGTGCACAGGTGGCATTGTGGTGGGCGCTCAGGCCCGGCTCATTGTGGTGCCGGTGACACAGCCAGACCTTGAGGCCGTGCCGCTCGGAGAAGCTGCGCAGCGGCCCATTGAGGACGTGATGCTCCTCCAGCCCGCGGGTGGTCTTGACGGCGTACCAGCGGCGGCAGATGTAGCACTCCTTTTCTGCCTGTATGATGCTCTTAGCCATTACGGCTCCTTCCATTCCTGCCAATAGGCAGTTACCATGGGATCATTCACGCCCATCTCGGCAAGGCGGTCAAAGATTCCATCAATCAGATTTTTCATTTCACCGGTGGTAAAGGTGGAGCTACCCTGTGTGCATTTGACCGTGCAGCGGTTGCCGTCCAGTATCTCTACCAGATGGACAAGCCGATAGCAGCCGCGCAGGATATCCAGAGCGCCCGCCGGGACTTCCAGATAATCCACCTTGGCCCCGTACTTCTCCAGCATCTCCAGATAGCAGTCCTCCGGGGTCACACCGCCGGTGCGCCCGCCGTTGTAATGGTCTGCCATGATGGTAAGCAGCGCCCACATAAGGCTGTTCTGTGCCGTGCTGCGGGCTTTGTTCACCGGCTCCACCGTCAGGGTGATATGCAGTGGCTGACCGTGTGCCAGCTCATCCAGACGCTGGTAGATCTGTTTCTTCACAAATTCCCCTGCGTTTTCCACTTCCAGCTTGCCGGTCTGTGGATAGTACACCACCGGCAGGCGGCCGATTACTCTGCTTGCCATACCACTTTGCGCTCCCCCTGCAGCAGCTGCACACCGATGATGTGCCCATCCTCAGCCCGCAGCAGCTTGTCCACGGTCAGAGCGCCGTGCAGGCGGTAGCCCACCACCGTGGGCGGGTCGTTGGGGTTCTTTGCCCGCTTGTGCACCGGGTCAATGGCAACCTGATCGGCGGCAAAGATCAGGGAAGGCAGCGCCATCACATCAGCACCGGCACCCCAAAGGGCCGCAGCAGCCAGAAAGCTGCCGTTTTCCTTCCACTTGTCGGGGTTTGAAATCTGCAGTTTGCCCGCCGGGGCAGCTGCATCCTTGATGGCGAAGTTGTTCATCAGCGGGTGATACACGCCCACGCCGCACCAGAGGCGGCCATCTGCGAAGTAGTAGCGCCGCGTCCAGCCCAGCGTGCCAAACGTTTCATCCATCATGCACCAGACAGCAGCGGGGTCAGGCAGCAGCCGGACGCGCACGGCATCCGCGCTACACTCGCAAATAACCACCTGCACCTCCTGCGGGGCTGTCTGGCGGGGTTTGGGGGCAAACAGGGGAAACTGTACCACCTGCGCTGCCGGGCGCTCCTGCGCGCTCTGAATGGGCTTTCTGCGGGTGGTGCTTTTCGCATTACTTTTTGCGGTTGTAGTCATTATGTAAACGCTCTCCTCTCTCGTTGTAAAATCTCGGATCTGCGAGAGGGTGCAGCCAGCCATATTGCAGGGCAGCCTGTGCGGCGGCCCTCTGAGGGGGGGCAGCTCTCCACAGATCATTCATCTCGTCAGCGGTCACACCGCTGGCAACGTGGGTGTGATGGGTGCAGGGCACCATGCAGATCACTGTGCCATCCTCTGCGGTAGTGTAGACCACGGGAGGCATCAGGCGGCGGATCTCGCACAGCAGCTTTGCCTGCTTTGTCGGGGTCATGGCGCGGGGCCACAGCCAATCCTCGTCAAGCATCCACACCAGTTTCCCGTCCAGTGTGGCCTGCTTTGCGTCGGGCCATGCGTTGGCGTGGATCTTACGCCTGACGGTGACGGGCGTTTTTCCGTGGATCTCAGCCCACTCCTCAACAGTGACCATCCTTCCCATGGGATCAGCTCCTTTCTTTGCGCTATGCGCTGGCAGTGGCTCTTGTTTTACCTCCTGCCACCATTGGAGGGCACGGTCAGCTCAGACCGTTCAGGACGGGGACACTGCTTTCCCCGCCCACATAGGTGGGAAGCTTGCCATCCCACAGTGCATCTACGCCGGTGATGCGGTAGTATTCCAGCAGATTGCTGTCCAGACTGTCGGTCAGAGCATCGTTGGCCTCGGCCTTTTTCTGAGCGGCATACAACTCAGCATCCGCAGCCACCTTGGATTTTTCGGCCTCAGCCTTTGCGGCGATCAGATCCGCGTCCGCCGTTGCCTGCGCTTCCACGCGGCGCTTTTCGGCATCGGTCTCGGCCTTTTCTTTTTCCTGCTGGGCCTTCACCTTTGCTTCAACGGCATCCGTAAAGGTGTCCGTGAAATCGAAATTCGTGATGCTGATGTAAGAGAGGTCGATGTTGTACTGTGCCAAAACACTGCGCAGCTGCGCGTCCATCTGTTCTGCCACGGCATCCCGGTTTGAAATCAGACTGCTGGCATCATAGTGTGCTACAACTGCCTTGACCACCTCCGGGACACGGGGCAGGATCAGAACATCCTCGTACTTGCGGCCCACCTCTTTGTAGATGGTCATGGCATTGGCCTGATTGATCCGGTAGCCCACCGTCACGCTGGTGGCCACTTCCTGAATGTCGGAACTGAACGCCGAGAGGTCGATGCTGACCTCCTGCACCCGGTTATCCATCTTGACAATGGACTGCCACGGTGCCTTTACCACAACGCCTGCGTCCTTGGTGCCGTTTTCGACCTTGCCAAAGGTGGTCACAATGCCGGTGTAGCCGGTCGGCACGAACGAGACACAGGAAATAACGATCAGGACGGCCGCCAGAGCGCCGGGGATCACGGCAGCGGCCTTATACTCAGACCGGAACAGGCAGAATGCTGCCAACAGAGCCAGAATGCCAAAAATAAAAAAGATCATAGGTTCCTCACTTCCACATGGTTGAAATCATTCGGCCAGCGTTGAAGTAATGTCAGAGCGTGGCAGGTTAGGACGCCATTTCATGGGGACGCCTCC